CGGTCTTGGCAGACTTGGCGAGGCGCCAACGCCATGAGCCCACTTCCAAATCTCTGAGGTCGTCGCGGTCCAGGCCCATGATGTCGGTGTCAACCAGGACGATGGGCTCCGTCGTCGGGTCTTTCTTCGCCTCTGGGAACGGCTCGCCACAAGCGGGGCAAACATTGGCGCTGATGTGGACGAGCTCATCGCAAGCCTTGCAAGGTTTCATCGGCGCGACACCATCGCCAGTCTTGCCGGGAATCTGCGGGTCGGTGACGGGTCCGAGCGTTTCGACGACCCCGGCGAAGTCGAGCACAAGGCAGTCTGCCTTGCCTGTCGACGTCCGCATCCCGCGTCCGGCCATCTGCATAAAGAGGCGCGTGGACTTCGTCGGGCGCAACATGGCGATCAGGTCTGTGGCCGGGTGATCAAATCCGGTTGTAAGGACGTTGGCATTTGTGACGGCTTGCAGGGTTCCTGCCTTGAATGCCGACAAGATGCGGGCTCGCTCGTTCTTCGGCGTCTCACCCGTCACGGTCTCGCAAGTCACACCACGTTGGCGCAACGCATCGGCGACGTGCAACGAGTGATCGACGCCAGTGCAGAACACCAACCACGACTTGCGGTCTCCGGCGTGCTCCAAGATTTCGGCAACGACCTTTTGGTTCTGCTCGTCGGTGTCGACGGCTTTCTGCAACTCGGATTCAATGAACTCGCCTCCGTGCTTCTTCACGCCTGACGTGTCGTATTTGGATTTGGTCGCCTTGCTTTTCAAAGGTGACAGATGGCCATGATGCAGCAACTCTTCAATCGAGACAGGCTCAATCAACGCGTGAAACAACGCGGGTTCTTCCGTGATCAATCCGTGGCCCATGCGATACGGCGTCGCCGTCAGACCGATCACGCGCATCTGCGGATTGATTGCAAGCAACGCCGCAAGGAAAGTCCGATACCCTCCCTCGTCCTTGTGAGAGACAAGGTCGCACTCATCAATGAGGACGATGTCGACGTGCCCAACGTCGTCGGCTCGTTTCTGGATCGACTGAATGCCTGCAAACGTGATGGGCTCGCCCAACTGTTTTTTGCCGATGCCTGCTGAGTAAATGCCAAGCGGCGCCGCTGGCCAATGCTGGCGCATTTTCTCGACGTTCTGTTCGATCAACTCCTTGACGTGCGTAAGCATGAGCACGCGGGTTTCAGGCCACGTCTGAATCATGTGCTTGCACAGTGCCGCGACGACGTGAGACTTGCCGGACCCTGTCGGCATGACAAGGCACGGGTTTCCCTGGTTGGCCTCAAGCCACGCTAGAACCATGTCGATGGCGCGTTGTTGATAGGGGCGGAGCATCACCGCTCAACCTTGTTCTTGTGAACCTTGTTGATGTGGCATTCATGGCAAATCGCCACAAGGTCAAAAAGCATTTCGTTGAAGATTCGGTCATACGTCAGGTGATGCACCTGCGTTGCTTGGTTCTTCAAACAGCCTTGGCACAAGCGATTGTCACGCTTCATCACAGCGTCACGCTTCAGTCTCCATGCTGAAGATTGAAGGTACTCATGGTATTCAAGGTTTCTTTTTTGCTGTGAATCTTGCAACCACTTTTCGCGGTTTTGTTCGTTGGCAGCTGTGACATGCCTATGCACTTCTTCGAAGTATTCACCATGACTGTTCTCTTCATCTGGCAACTCAAACCACGGTGTCGAGGTGCGCACAACGTCTGCTCTGCTGACAACCGCAAACAGCTTTGTGCATGTTCGACAGCGCCAACGAAAAAGCGGTGACCCATTTGCCGATTTGGTTCTAACAACATCTGCCTTGTCGTCGTGTGGGCAGTACGCAATCAAATACTGAAAAGACTGTCCGTTATCTTTTACTTTGTAGACCGGATGACCAATAACGTGGTGGGAGTATTCATAGTTATTCAGTTTTTTTCCAACTGGCGGAGTCAATGTCGACATTGCGTAACCTCAGAAAGGAAGCAGGTGATCGTGAAGCTCGTAGTCAGCACACCCGGTGCGCTGGAACCCGAGCGGGATATTGTCGGCGTTGTGCTTCTCACAGCGCCATGTGCTGTCGGCCATCGCCGTTGAATGAGCACACGTCCGGCATGACTGCGGCGCCGTCACGCCAAGACCCTCATGGCAAACCTTGTGGGCTGGGCACCACTTGCACTCGTACCAGGTAGGGTCCGCCGACAACGGAGGCGGCATCTCGTCGGCAAGCGCCAAGCGTTGACCACGGGCGATTGCTTTCTCTGCTATCTCTCGGTCGTAGCGCACACGTTCCGTGTAAATCCTGTCGTCGTCTTTGCAGACAGCGACATACAAGGCGCGGTCGATGCCAAGCCCGTGCATGTAGGTTTGCATCTGAATCCAATGCGTGCGCTTCGCCTTTTCAACGCCGTTCTTTTCGACGTCGTCGAAGGATTTCTTTGAATGAGTCTTGAACTCCGCGACGTGCGGTTTGTTTGGTGCTTCAGGCACGCCGCCGTCAACGATAGCGTCGACGGAGCCGGAAACATGCGAGCCAAACGAGACGCGGGCTTGCTCGCCGGTCGTCTCGCGAATCTCTAGGCCAATGGCACGGAGGTCTCGGAGGATCGTCGCCTCTTCAGCGTGACCACGTCGGAAGACGCGTAGGACGCGTCCAGGCACTTGCTCGACGACAGCCCAACGGAACTTGAGCCACAGCCAACGCTCGCAACTGTGGCCCAACTCAGACGCTCCCATGTGCGAACGCGGCGGCTCCCGGCCCCGTTCGTGGTGCGCGTCGATCAACGACTGAATAGTGATGCGAGGCGGCGGGATCGGGGCCATTGAAACTCCAAAAAAGGGAGGGGCCGAGGGCGCCCCATTCGATGTCAGGTCATTTGACCCACGGTGGCTTGCTGGCGGCAACCGGCGCGGCAACTGGCGACGTCGACGACGCCTGAGCACCGCCGCTCGCCTTCATGGACTTGATTTTGTTTTTGTCGCCGTATTGCTCGCTGCTTTCGGTAATGACTTTGATCGTCATCCGGTTACCAATCAGTTGGTCGCTGTCGTCGAGACGGGCGGCGCCGATGGCGCGGCACAGTTCACCCATCTGTTGATTGCCGATGTCCTCCGCCTTGGGGTTGGGGTTTCTCAACGTGATCATGCCAAACACAACCCGGCCCTGATGAGTCGGGCCGACGACGTCACAACGGTAGGAGAGATAGTCTCCGGTCCCTGCCTTCGTCGTTTTGACGACGGCTTCAGTGATCGTGACGTCGTACCAGCCATCGGGGATCGGCGTGAAGTCGCCGCCGTTGCCCTTCGGCATTTCTGATTCGATGTAGCTACGTCCAAGTGTCGCCATGTGTCAGCCTTCTTTCTTGTCGGTGATTGCAAACGAGGGTCGCCCCGGCTTGCTTGTGATTGCGCCCAAAAGCGGGCGAGTGATTGACTCTGACGCCGCGTCCCAGGCCTTGCGGTTGATCTCTGGTTTCCAGCGAAAAAGCGCCGACAGGTGGTCTGTGAGACCGGCGTCAAGCGCCAACTGTTGGAGTTTGTCGCCGTCAACCTTGCGGTCGATACGGCCAGTGATTTTCAAAACGCCGCTGACCTTGACAACGCCGTCAAGGTCTTCTGGGATACAGAGGATCACCGCGATGGTGTCCTCAATCTGGCGGCGCTCCTCGACGGCTGCCGCCTCGGTCTCCTTCGCCTTGCGCCATTGCTCAATCAGGTTGTCGAGGATCATGGCGTCCCCGCAATCTTGCGTATGATGGCTCCGAGGTCTGGCGCTTCCCAGAGGTCAAGTTTTCCGCTGCGGTCCTTGGCGCTCCACATACCATCCGTCGACGTCATCAGGGCGAAATGTCCGGCCTCCTTGCGGAAGGCGAAGACCTCATCGAAAAAATAGGGCAGTTGCTGGGCAAACTTTTGTCCCGGCATCGACGGCGCGTAGGAGATGGCGCCGAGCTCGTCAGCCGATTTCTCCAACTTGGCGCTGAAATACACATGCTTCCCTGGCAAGTCCCGGAAGGCACGGATGAGATCACCCATCCGGTCCTGCATGGCGCCGTAGGCCTGGCGAGGATCGCGGGCCTTGCCGCCCACCATGACCTTCTTCTCTGCCGACAGCAGGACCTCGGCAATCTCGCTGATGCTGTCGAGGGCGACGGATTCAAATCCCCGTGCCTCATCCGAGGAAGACACCCAACGGTAGGCGTCGTACAGATCCTCCAGCGTGCTGATCTCGATGTAAGGAAGATCAAACTCCTTGATCGACAGCAAGCCCCCCTCCGCTGACAGCGTGATCGGGGTCGGCAACGTCGCGATTGCACGCGTCTTGCCGTGGCCCGCTGGCCCGTATCCAAGAAACTTGACTGACGACGCGCCAAGTTGGCCCGTCCGCTTGACTGATATGGCCATGTGGCCTCCTTTGTGACGCGGTCGGAAGATTCCGGTTGCGCCGTGTGCAAGGTTTCTGACACGTTGCCGCGACAAACGCAAGCGCAAAGGACAGAAAAATGAGCATCGACGAGATCCGATCACGCCTGGCCGACTGCAACCTTTCCAGAGTGGCGAAAGGATCGGGCGTGTCAGTCCACTCCCTGTACCGCCTACTGAAGCCGGGATCGGCGCCGCGTCACTCCACCGTCGTCAAGGTTGGCGCCTACCTCTCTCGTCATGAGGCCACCAATGGTCAAGTTTGATCGCCCGTTCCACGCCTCAAGCGTCGACGACAGAACGCCAGAACAACAACTGATCGACGCCATAGCCTACGAGGGCATCAACCCGCCGTCGTCGGTCACGCTCGACGGCAAAATCCACCGATTCAAGTCGACCGCTGGCAAGGGCCGGGAGACGAACGGCTGGTACGTCGCCTACAGCGACGGGCGACCCGCTGGCCGGTTCGGCTGCTGGCGTCGTCAGATCGACGCGTCGTGGGCTGCTGAGGGCGGGCCTAGCATGACCCCGGCTGAAGAGATCGCGCATGCCAAACGCATGGCAGAAATGCGAGCGATCCGAGACGCTGAGGTGGCTCGACAGCGTGAGGTGATCTCCGAGGTGGTTGCGGAAATCTGGGATGACCTGCCTATGGCGTCCGATGAACACCCCTACCTGAAACGCAAGGGCGTCAAGGCGCACGACTCCAAGGTGACGTCGGACGGCAAACTGGTAGTGCCGTTGTTTGGCGTCGACGGCGGGATCTCGTCGCTCCAGTACATCGACGGCGACGGCGGCAAACGCTATCACCCTGGTGGCGAGGTCAAGGGCAAATATTGGATGGTCGGCAAGCCATCGGACGGCGTGATCTATCTGGCGGAAGGGTTCGCGACGGCCGCAACCATCCATGAGGTCCAGGGTCGACCGTGCGCCATCGCCTACAGTGCCAGCAACCTTGTTGACGTCGCTGGCACGCTCGTAGGGCTCTACGGTAATCGGATCACCATCGTGGCCGACAACGACAAGGGCCACGTTGGGCTCCGTGCTGCTGAACAAGCGTGTGCCAAGCACGGCGTCCGCTATGTGATCCCCCCGATTCCCGGCGACGCCAACGACTACGTCCAGGCCGGTCAAGACCTCGCCGCGTTGTTGGTGCCGTCCGTCGACGATTGGCTGATCGATGCCGTCGACTTCTCCGCACAACCGGCCCCCATCTCATGGCTGATCAAGGGCTGGGCTCAATCGCAAGCACTGATGATGGTTCACGGCCCGTCGGGATCGGGAAAGACGTTTGTTGTGCTCGATTGGTGCTGTCGGATGGCGTCGGGCACACCCGATTGGATGGGTGCCAAGGTGAAACCCGGCGCCGTGGTCTATCTGGCTGGCGAGGGACACCACGGACTCCGAGGGCGTCTCGCGGCATGGCAAACGAGCAACACCGCGATCCCCCGTGGAAACCTGCTGCTGTCGTCGAGCGGTTGCGACCTCGACACACAGGCGGGATTACTGAAGGCCAAAGACGCTATCGCGGCCCTGTCCGTCCGTCCGGCGCTGATCGTCGTCGACACACTCCACAGGTTCCTGTCAGGCGACGAGAACAGCGCCCAAGATGCCAAAGCAATGCTTGACTCATGCGCGGCGCTCATGGCGACGTTTGGGTGCTCCGTCTTGCTAGTGCATCACACTGGCGTCAGTGACGAGGCACAGGGACGTGCGCGGGGCAGCTCGTCTTGGCGCGGTGCGCTGGACATCGAAGTGTCGGTGACTTCCAAGGACAAAGTGATCACGATTGCGCAGAAGAAAAGCAAGGACGCCGAACTGTTGGCGCCAGTCCACGCTTGCTTGCAGTCGATCACGATCCCCGGTTGGTTGGATGAAGACGGCGCACCCGTGACAAGCGCCGTCCTGGCGGCCGCTGAGGCACCGCCAGTGCGCGAGAAGGAAAGTCCCGGCGCGAAGCACCGCAAGGCATGGGAAAACGCGTGGTGGGCATCCAAGGCGGAAGTGCTCGACGGTGCCCCCTACCTCACGCGTGCCGCGTTGCGTCAGTATCTTGAAAAATCCGGCTGGAAAGAGAGCACCATCGATCAGAATCTCAAGGCGTCGGCAAGACCGGGGTCACTGATCCGAGACCTGATCGACTGCAAATATTTGGAGCCAAAGGCGCACGGTTGGGTGGTCGCAGATCAGATCAGGGCAAGCGGTTTGATACTGGCCAAAAGTTCAGGGTAACAGCGTAACAGGGGCGTAACATGCTGGTAACGGTTACGGCGGCAAAGGCACTCACAAGCGTAACGTAACGTAACCCCCTTCTTTAGAAGGGGTTACGATGTTACGGTGGTGATGCGGACCAACCCGTCGTGCGACCTTGACTCCCATCACCTGATCGGTAGACTCCCCCCACGGGCTCGACCCCGTACCTAGTCCCGACGTCTCCCCACTGCGGGATCAGGTTGATGACGCCACCCAATGGGTGGCGTTTTCTTTTTGGGCTCGCGTGATCTGTCGGACAGATCACAGATCAAGCCTGATCTGGCTTTGCAAAGCGCCAGAATCGTTGCAGCACAACAGTGCTTGACAGTGCGCTCACTGTCACGCATAATGAGCGCACAGACAGCAACGCAAACGGGAGACAGACAATGACCAAAGTTCTGACCAGCTACACGGGCGATTACACGGGCCGCATTGAACACGCACAGCGCGCCGACGGCCAATGGTTCAAGCGGGCGCGATACCAAGACCCTCG